GTCATATCTTCCTTTTATAGCATCTAATAGAATCAATGCAGGGGTAACTTCATCTGGGTAAAAGACTCCCCATGTTGTAATAGCAGAATAATCGGCTGTTTCCTTTTTACTAAATGCGGTATCATAACTTTGAATAACATGTTGTAGATTAGGTATACTTTTTTTCCATGGTCTCCACCAATCTCTTTTTATAATTGCACCTTCTTCAGCAACAGGATCTTGCATGTATTGAGCATTCCAGTTTCTAATTGAAATAGATGCTTTAACTTTTTCTAATTCTTCTAAACTCCAATACTCTGGCCATACTGGTTCATTGTTTGGAAGTATTGCTGGAAAAGAAATTAATTTCCATTTATCTGCTTTAACTTCTGTTTGTGATTTAATAAGTCGTCCAGTTAAATCATCTTCAGCCCATCTAGTCATAACTAACAAGATGGAACCACCTGGTTGTAAACGCTGACGGGGTCCTGATGAATACCATTCGTATGCTTTCTCCATAGCAGTATCACTTAAGATATCTTGCTCGGTATGTGGATCATCGATGATTAATAAATCAGCACCTCGACCTGTGATGGAACCACCGACACCGGCAGCAAAGTATTCTCCACCATGATTTGTTTCCCAACGTCCCTTTGCTTTAGAATCTTCTCTTAAACGAACATCACCAAAGATTTGTTTATACTGTGGTGAATCAACTAGATTACGAACCTTACTACCAAATCGTGCTGCTAGTTCTGCGTTGTGAGAAACTTGCATTAATTTCATCTTAGGAAACTTCCCTATAATCCATGCAGGATAATAAACGGAAGCAAATTCAGATTTAGTATGTCTGGGTGGCATATTGATAATGAGCCTCCCTTTTTTCTGTTTAGCTATCTTAGTAAACTCGTCTGCAATAACTTGATGGTGGCCCCACTTAGATTTATCTTTTTCTTTTTTAAAAATAATATCCGGCCACATTTCTTTTACAAAATATAAAAAATTATCTTGACATAATTTTATGTGTTTCAACCAAAGGGACTCCACTTTGTCTCTAAGCTGCTCCCCCGTCAACAATTCGTTTTCCATATAATTTGTAGAATATACCACCCCTGTGCGTGTATGCAACTTGCTTACAGACTAAGACGCCAAGATACATAGAACTGAAAAACGGGGGGTGGGGGGCTTTAGATTGATTTATATAGGTTTTTGGAAAATGGAACTCTAAACTGTGGCGAGATTGGCGAATAGCCCAGCGATTAAGCTGGGCTATGTGCTGTCATTACTTGCTTATTAGTTCTAGTAGATGTTGGAACTTCTCAATATACTTTCTTCGTAAGAACTCCACACTCTCAGTACCTTGATACTCTAGCATTGTTTCTTCGACAATACTTTCCAAAGTCTTAAACATTAATTGATAGTCTAACTCTCTAAATGTTTTCTTCTGACTTTCAGTTAATGGGTTATTATTACTTACCTTAGTTAAATTACTTTGTATGATTGTAGTTAGATTATTTGGCATTTTCTAACTCCTCAATAAAAGGTTTGAACTCTAAGTAATTAGAATCAACCAGATACTTTTCATAAATTTCTGGGTGTTCTGATTTGAATTTAGTTGTGTCAAATCTTTTCATTACTCTGGTAATTTTTTGAATATAACCTTGATGTTTTTCATCAAAGATAAAAATTACATTTTGTTTTTTCTGTTCAAATAAAATTGAAATTTGTTCTTTTAACAAATCTAATTTCTTTGTGTAGTCTTTGATTTGATATTTAATCAAAGCAAAATTTAACCCTAACTTATTTTCTTTGTCGGTTAAACTTTTTGACTTTACTTTTTTTAGTGCTGTCATTTGTTTGTCCTTTGTTTGTTGTTAGTTGTTATATAAGATAATTTATTTTATCTTATCTTGATAAGATAGTTTATCTTTAATCAAATTTCAAGGGTTAAAATAAAAATATTTTAATTTTAATTTTGCTGTGTTTTTTAATTACTAGCTTTTAAGTTGTAAAAAAAGTTTGATTTAAACGCACAAGGAACAACGAAACAGTTGTTCAGCGACCTGTGGTGAGTTGAGATTTGAGAGTAAGCCCTCGCCCAGAAATTCCGAGCGAGAGCGAGAGATTATTTTTAACTTATTCTAAAGCCGTTTGATGTTCTGCAAAATTGTATAAACTCTTTTACATTTGCAATATTGAAGGGATAACTTTCTCTGCTGTCTCGCAGTTCATAAGTTCTATCCCACTCGTCCTTAAACTCTTTTGGATATTCATTTGGAACAAGGTCTTTACCAGTTGCAACCTTAACTTTTTCACTTATCTTTTCAAAAAGTTCTTCAACCTTTTTATTAGTTGCCTCTGCAATCTCTTGTTCTTTTCTAACTTGTTCAGCATACTTTTGAGCGTGTCCAGTCGAGATTAGATGTTCAAGTTGATTGGCAATTTGTTCTGCCTCTTCTTTGCTAACTTGATGACCGTCATTATATTGCCACTTCTCAAAGTCTTTCTCATCAACCACTTTGGTATGTTCGCAAACATAGTCAGCAAGTCGTCTCCACCACCAAACATTGTTTCTAAAATATTCGCCTGTGGAATTTCCTTTGTTGTTTCCGTATAAGTCAAAGCCCATACTTTCTCCTTTTGTTAGTTGTTTAACCAAACAATAATTATTAAAACGATAAAGTCAAATAAATATTTTAAATTTATAAACACTAAATTTAATCCTTGACAACAGCTTCCCCCGTGCCTGACGGCTCAGCTTACACATTCAACCACGCCTCAGGCAGCCAATGACCGAGCGAGAGATTCACCTGGCTCCAGGCTGCAGCCGAGCGAGAGGTTAGAACAATGATATGAAAAAGAGCACGAGGATCCCGAACAACGGCACCCAGGTCTTCGGATGGATTAACATCAACACCAACAGCAGCGCCATCGCATGCATCACGCAACCTTCCCGATTCTATCACCAAACATGTCGTTAATGTGGAAGTCCAAGGTATCCCAACTGATACCGAAGTTTGCATCATGACCATCTAAACACGCATCGAGAACCTCCCGGCATTCTGCCTCCGTAAGTTTGAGACCATTTTTTTTAGCTTGAGTCTGAACGTCTTCAACATTCCAAAGGATAGAGATATGATCATCATCTACCCAACCCCACACAGGCTCTATTTTCTTTTTCATTTTGTTTCTCCGTTGTTCGTTGTTAGTTGGCAGGGACTGGCTAGCCAATTTACAAGACCGTGTGTCCCTGCTCCCATCTAGATAAGATAGCTCAGGATTAAAGTCAAGAGCATTTCCAAATTATTTTTCCTTGACAGAGCTTCGTGCTCAGGCTCCCTGTACTTTAGAGTTCCGTTGTCCACGAAAAACGAAACACCAACCGAGAGCTTCGAAAGGAAACAGGTGAAACGCCTTCGGCTGCCTGAGAACTTTGATGGTTTAAACCACAACTAATAGCCAACCGAGAACCGAGAAGTACGAGCATTAGTATTTTTTCCTTGACAGCACGGAGCTTCCTGCGGGGAAGACGCTGCATGGTGAACTTTAAGAAAAGCAAATAGCCAACCGAGCAACGAGAATCCCGAGAGCTACCTGGAGGCTGGAAACAGGAGCTGATCCAGGAGCTGCCATTCAAATTTTTTAGGACCGAGAACGAGAGTTGGTGGTTCGTTGTCCGAGATCCCTGAAACACGGACAACGGAACCCGTATAGATTTTCAGGGCACCTTGCGAGAGGGGTCTATTGATAATAAATACTTTGCCACCTGCTTTTGTTCGGTTCATAATCCAAACCATTTGATACTTAGACAAGCCCAGATTCTTGGCTGAATTACACTTGAGTTCCAACCAACATTCGCTACCATTTTTACAAGCGTTTACGTCAGGTATTCCATTCTGCGTTGATGATTCTACCCTTGTAAAATGTACGTTTTTTAATTTAGATTTTATTGTTTGATATAGATTAAATTCATTTGATTTAGACATGAAAGGAACAAGGCAAGGTTATAACTTTTTCACATTTATTATCACACTATTAGGTATCAAAGTTGTGTTGCCAACCTCATCAATCTCTCCATCTTTTAAAGAATAGTCAGCAAATAATCTAGTAATTTTATTTTTAATTGAATACAGATAACCAACCGAAACACATACAGGCAAAGATTCCTTGTCTAGTTCTGATAATGATTTCCAATTAGAATCTGCAGTAATATCAATCCATATTACTTTGACCAAAGGATATTTATGTTCTTCTTTTTTTATCATTTGTCACACTAATTGAAACAATACCTGTTTTAGCAGTTATCGTTTTTGGATTATGTACGGCGTTGAATACTTGTATGAAGTCCTTCCAATCAGGACTGTTCGACAGCTTCAACAACTTCTGCTTCCGCATCGATGATATTTTTACCTTCGCCAATCTTTCGCTCAAGTTCATCGAGTCGCTTTTCAAGTTGTTCACGAGACATTCCCTCCAACCCTATTACATTTACTTCACTTTTGTTTACAAAGAAACCTGCCATTTGACCGATTGATTTCTCTGCATTGATTGCTGCGTTGAATTGATTTTTTTCTATTGCACCCTCACGCATACGATCAAATTGTTTATAAGATCTAAGTTTATCTTTTTCCCATTTTAATGTCTCTGCTGCTCTTAATTTTTCTATGTATCTAACTACATGAGGATTCTTATTTGGATTTGTTAATTTCGATCCTAATTCTGACGCACCATTATCTCGCTTTGGTTCATAACCTGCTTCTCTCACAGCTTCTGCTTTTGTAATTTGTCCCCACTTAGCAACCATAACTTCAGCAAACTTCTTTTGCTTTGGTGTTAAATGAAACGAAGATTTTAATGTATTTGGAAGTTTACCCATACAACCATAATAGGTTATAAACACACGCCTTGTCTAGTTCCGTTGTCCGTTGTTCGTGAACCACTAATCTTTAAATTGCATTTCGAGTACGCTATTCCTGAATATTTGTTATTTATTATATATAAAATAGGGTATAGTCCTTATATTTCCTAATTTATAGCCTAGGAAATTAGCAAATGGTTACTAATTTTCAAAAACACAAGTAAAATCAACCAAAGACACGCAAAGACAGGCAAAGACATCGCAAGTGTCTTAGACTAACCCATTGATTTATATATACAATATGGCAAATTTTACCCCCAAAGACGCAAAGACAGGGGGGTATGGGTATTTTTATTTTTAGGGTACCCCATCCTATATATACTGTCTTTGATATAGTTTTTTGCTTAATTATGCTTTAATTACAATGACTTAAGCAAAGACATTTGAGATGTCTTTGGCTGTCTTAGGACTGTCTTTGATAGTCCTCTCCTGCTCGGAAATCTAACAAACCAAACAGGAGAAGAGCATGGTGATCTTTGGCTCACCATGAAAGCCTAATAACCAACAAATCACGGAGATTAACCATGACGGAACAACATCACATAACTAGGTTAGTTGTTCCAAGTGTTAATTTAATTATTAATATATTGTTGTCAACAACTATTTTTTATAGATGGACTCAATGGTCTTAAAGTAGTTTTCCCAAAAAGATTTAACATCTGCTGTTACATCTGTTGCAAACTTTGTCCAATAAGACTTTATTTCTGAATAGTTAGGCATGTTTTCCTCATTAGTTAATTTATTCTAATGTAGGTTGTGTTGTGAGATTTTCAAGTAGTAAAGAGAAGGCCTAGTGTTGAAACTAGGCCCCCTACAACTTAAACAAAAAGAAAGGTCAAATATGAAAATATTTGAATCTATATACTACTTGCGGTTGTACTTAACTGTCAATACCTCTACTCTTCATCTGATTCATCTTCAAAATCATCGTCAGAATCATCGTCAGAATCATCAAAATTGTCGTTATTTTCTTCTATTTTATCTCTGATAGTCTGAATATCTGTTTCAATTCTATCTAAGATATCTTCTAGTGTTTCTTCTTTTTTCTTTTTAGGCATGTTTCCTCCTTTGTTTTTAGAGGAATAAGTTTAGACTACGATTTTAGATGAGAGCAATACTAGTCTTCAAATTTTGTTTGAAGCACCTTTTGTCTAACCTTTTCAAGACTTAATTTAAGCTCTCGTTTAAGCTCTCTTGTATCTGCTGCATGAAACTTCATTAAAACTTTATAATATTCGCCCCAGGCATTTTGTCGCTCATTGAATTTAATTTTCTTTTCTTTAACTGCTAAATTATATCTTTGTGTCACATATTCTGGTTCAAACCCAGACATATAACAAATAGATTCAAAATCTTTTTCATTAGAATTTTTAAACCATTCGTTTGCTTGCCATTTAGCTATTGCTGATTTTTTATCAGATGCATTACACAGCACATCTTCAAAAGCGTTGACAAGGACTGCTTGCCACAACTTTTGTTCTGGTTCGTGTTTATTGATTTCTAAAAGTGAATTGGCAATTTCAATGCCCATAACTTTTAATAAGCCTGGAGAGTAACTCACCGTAATACCTCGTTTCTATTGGTAGTTTCCTTTCTTTGCTTATGTCATAACTGATATTCACTTGTTCCATTAATAGGCGTGCCTCTAAAGGAGTTAATTTTGTTGTCCCCTTTTGTAAAGCCATGAATTCTTCAATGAATAAATCTAACTCGTCCATAGTGTAATGATAATCCCTTTGATGGTACTTGGATAGAGATCGCTTAATACTTTTCACTTGCATCTCCATTTCCTTGTCGATGAACATTTTTAACACCTTGTCCGATTTCTTTTTCTTTGTTTTCATACACTTTAAACCGCCTTATTACTGCAAAGTTACTTAATCTTTTTTGTTTAGTTTCTTCCCATATTTTCTTAAATGTAGGAATTAAATAAGGATCAGCATTTTGTTGAAACCCCATTGAATCTCCACAGTATAGCAGAAATAATGTTGAAGTTACTCTATCGTATTCGGTTTTATTTAATCGTGTTGCTAATATTTCGAGTGTCTTTGTAAACTCTAACTTCGGATCTACGGTTGTTGACATGATACGGACTCCTGATTAGGGTTGATGTCCGTTGTTCGTGTTTCATTGTTCGTCTTACTTGGATAAAAATAACCCGCACCACCACATTCATTACAAGTAACAGTTCCTTCATTCAAATACACAGTCATGTACCCATTACCTTTACAGTGATTACAAGTTTTATAAATAATTATATCCATGATTAGTTATTAGAGGTTATTTGTTCTTTTGGCAAGTTCTTTTGTACTAATGTTCTCATTATATTAAAAGATTCACCCTTATTAAAATACTCTTCAAGCCCTAGTTGAGTGCAATGTTGTTTAGCATTATTACCTTTAATAAATATCTCTGTAAGGTCTAAACCCCATTTTTTCATTGATTTATCTATGTATTTTGCTCTTCTTTGCTCTTCTTCATAAGTTGACTCACTTCCATCCCAACTAGATTTACCATGAAAATGTAATGTTAATGAATGATTTGCTACCATAGTTTTAAAACCCTGTATTGCACATCTAATTCTATAATCCATATCTTCTCCACCACAGTTAGAAAATGTATGATCAAAATAACCCACACTGCTATGTACTTGATACGGAATTCTTCCTAAATATAATTGCATAAATATTCTTTCTTGTAGGTCCTCAAACTTAAATTTGTTTTGATGAAATTCAACAATAGATTCTAAATGTTTTTCTTTTCCAATATATTCTTCCATTTGCATACATGGAGAAGTTTTAAATTCTGCAGCATTATATAAATAATTTATATTACAAGCAGGTATCAACACAGCATCATCTCTTTGTTTTAATGGCTCAAACCAATTTTTAGTAAATACAATATCGTTTGTTATTACTACGAAGTGTTTTTTAAATCTTTTAGCTATTCTTAAACCTTTATTAAAGTTTTCTGCCCAAGACTTTGGAGTCTTATTATTTATATACACATCTATTGGATAGCTTTTTCTAAATGAATTTGTTCCGTCATTGTTAACGAATACAAATATGTCTCCTGGCTCTAGTTTTGTATTGTTAAAAAAAGAATCTAAAGCAAGCGCTGAAAAATGTTCTGTCTTAGCTGAACTTACGAAACAAAACACATGGTTCATATCTTTTTCTCAGTCCAAGTTTTAGGAGTTTTCTCATTTATTATTTCTAAATCTAAATAATAATTAAAAGGTTTTGCACCACGTTCTTTTATATATTTATAAGTTTCTTCAACAGCTTTCTTTAGTTTAGTTGTTGTTTTATATTTTAAAATTTTTCTAGCTTTATCTGATGAACACACAGCATGTTTAACTTCTTGTGGTCTATCAGGCACATAAGTAAAAGTTCCATTATAGCCAGTTATGTTTGCACATATTTCAGCCAATTCTTTTACAGTTGTAAATTCTTCATCTGGTCCTATGTTTATAACTTCTTTGCTACCGCCATGAATCATTCTAATTAAACAATACACACAATCATCCACATAAGAAAAACATCTTGTTTGTAATCCATCTCCATAAATTATTGGTGGTTTACCCTGCATCATTCTATTTAAAAATATTGATACCACATTCCTAAATGGGTCGTCATATTTTTGTAATGGCCCTATAATGTTATGAGGCACTGCAATTGTCCAATCTACTCCATGAGTATCACATAATATCTGCAGCATTTGTTCCCCTGCTACTTTTGATACACCATATGGATCTACCGGTCTTGGTTTCATATCTTCTGTAAATGGAGTTCCTTGATGTCCATATCTTGCCATTGATGAACAATAAATAATCTTTTTAACTTTATTTTGTACTGCAGCAGTTACCACACCAACTGTAGCCATTAAATTGTTTTGTGTAATTGTATAAGGTGAAAATACTGAAAGTCCTTCGTGAGGAGTTGCAGCACAATGATAAACAACATCCATATCTTTTGTTATTAACAACATTTGTTCTAAATTAGAACAATCATATTTAAATGCTTTTTCTTTTGGTAACCAATTCCAATTATAATCATCTCCACCAATCATGTTGTCTACACCATAAACATCATAACCAAGTTTAGATAACTTAATACCAATATGAGATCCTAAAAAACCTGCGGCCCCTGTAATTAAAATTTTCACAACTTTCCTTCTTTTTTATATCTTTTTGTTCTTTTTCTTACTTCATATAACCAAAGTTTATAATTTAACCAAGAGGAAAAGTTTTTAATTAATTTAAAAATCATTTAAGAATTGTTATTGACAAAATTAATAACAACCAACTTATCACTATTAATAATACCCAACCATTTGGTTTATGATTTTTTATATTCATATTTATCTTTTTTTCATAAAGCTTATAAAAATTATTCCCAGAACTATTATAAGTATAATTTCTGACCAATATAATGCTTTCATTAATTCAATCATTTAAATTATACTCACAAAAAAAGCTGCAAGTATTCCTATAATTATTAATTCAATTATATTACTTTCCATTATCTTTTTCTCTTTCTTTTAGTTGGTTTATTTCGTTGCTTACCGAAGCAATCAAATTTCTTATGGTATGCTTTTAATAACTTCTTTATATCTTTTAAATGTTTACTTATCATTTTTATCTTTTGTTAGTGTTTCTATTTTGTGGGGTAAAGAAATTATATCTCCTGTTTTAATTCCAATACCACCTATTCTAAGAAGTTCAGTGCCAAAGCAACCAGATAGAAGTAGGCACATAATTATTACAATTGGTTTCATTTACAACACCACACTATAAATAATACTAAAGCTATTAAAGCAATTAATAACCCCATCCATATAAAAAAGTATGTCATTTTGATTTTCCGTTTAATAAATTGTTGATATAAATTTCTACAGTTTGTTTATTTTTACTTGCTTGAAAAGTTATGTATTCATCAACAAGTTTTGCAATAAATGCTGCAGGCGCTCTATATTTTTTGTCACACAAAGCTTTTATTATATCGTATTTATCTTTTCTTACTGCTACTGATTTCCATTTTGTATAGTCCATAATTACTCCTTAAAATAACCAAAGATAAGCCATAAGTCCAATAAAAATAAAAGTTAATTTAGGAAATAATATTAAAGTTAATATAAGTATTTGCCTAATATATTTATAATGATTTTCCATTAGTGTCTTCTTTGTTGTTTTTGTTCTTCTCTAGATAACAATTCATCTCTTACTAATAACTTAGCATAATGTTCAGTCAATGGAAAAAAATCTATAGTTCCCATTTTTATACTAACACTAGATAGTCGAAGTATTGCATCCACACATTCAGGACTATCTTCAGTCACTTTTTGACCTTGATAGTTGGTGTCATACATTCTACCTAAAATATCATCTATTTTAGAAGAATATTCTTGCCACGCTTTCGATTTGCTTTTTGTTGTCATATCTTATCTTGATATAATGAAATATAGTTAGATGTCAATAGATAGTATTGCAATAATATTAAATCATTGATATTATTATATTATGAAGTTGTATCGTTTTATCGCTAGATATGCTGGTCAACGTATAATACTTGACGTAAATGGTACTAGTGATGATGAAGCGAAGAATAACTTTATAACAAAGCTTAGAGAAGGCGGAGGAATTTGGAGTAAAGAAATTACTTATTCCCCATCCAAAGTCTTCCTAACATATGAGGAGATAAATGATACTGCAAAGTCAGGAATCGTTGTTAGCTAAAAAGATGGTTTTGGAAACCAAGTGGAACCAAAAATATCTTGAGCAAGGTACAGAAACTCTTGATATGATGCAAATTGATCTTGAGCTTAAAGAAATCAAAAGAAGGCTTAGAGAACAAGATGTATTAAAAGCAAGAGAACAATTATTTAATACTGAAGAAGATTTAGATATCGCTTCTTAGTTTAGTTAAATAAATTTTTGCATTTACTAATTAATGCATAGAGAAAGTCGTCTTTAAAAATAAATTCAAAATCATTCATAGGAATATTTTCTTTTTCGTTTTTATATACTAAATCATTTAATCTTTTAAAAAAAAGGACCTCATCTTTATCATCTAACACATAACATAAAGCATGCGTATAGTTTTCTTTATTCGCAATTGTTAATCTACAATTACCATCTCTACAAATAAATCTACGGTTTTCTGTTTTTTCTAAAACAGGCGGTGTAGTAAACTCTGCTTTCGCATCATTAATATTTTCAAAATCAATTTGTTCAATATTAATTGCTTCAATTTTGTTTTTAAATAATAAATATTTAGGCCAAAGTGTTTTTAACATTACATTGCTTCTCCCCAATTATCTCCTATCGCTACATCAACCTTATTAGGAACTTCTAACTCTACTGAACTCTCCATTACATCAATAATATTTTTTTCATCACCCTCAGATTCTACGTTGAAACATAACTCATCATGAATTTGTAACATTGGTATATGTCCTGCTTTATAACAATTAACCATAGCAATTTTTACTTGATCTGCTGCAGATCCTTGAATTAATCTATTTAATGCTTTGTATGTCATTGCTCTTCTAGCAGAAGATAAACTTCCATGTTCCATAATATATTCTTTTTCAGTTAAAGCTAAAAATAATCCATAGCTTTTAGGTTCATATAAATTAAATCTACATTTTCTTCCACCAATTGTTTTAACTGCACCTGTTTCTGACGCTTGCTTTTGTACTCTATTTGCTAATTGTTTAACAAAAGGAACTTTATTGTTGTACTCTGCTAAAATTGCTTTTGCTTCTTCTACTGTTATTCCTAATTGTTTAGCTAACTTAGCTTGTCCCATTCCATAAAATATACCTAAATTAATTGTTTTAGCCTGTGTTCTAGGGATATTAGCCATATCAGCTACAACCTGGTGAAAGTCAGCATCATCTTCCCTGTAAGCTTTAATTAATACATCTGCCCCTGCAAGGCCCCCTAATTTTTTATCTGTAGTTGCTGCGTAATGAACAACCAGTCTTGGTTCTTGCTGTGAATAGTCAAAAGATCCCCATTTACAACCTTCTTCAGGTAAGAATAAACCTCTAATTAATTTACCATAATCCTTATTTCTAGCAGGAATTTGTTGCAAATTAGGGTTAGAATAGGATAATCTTCCAGATACCGTTCCTCCAGTATCAGATCTTAATTGATTGATTTCAGCATGGATTCTACCTTTGTGAGAGTATCTTAATATACTGTCTATAAATGTTGAGTGAAGTTTGTTTACTTCCCTTGCTTCTCTAATTAACTTTGCAAGTGGATGTTCGTTGTTCGTGAGCCAATTAGTAGTAAACGATGGCGCTTTACTTTTTTCAGTTAAATCATATTTAATTCCAACAGCATCAAATGCCTTAGCCACTGATCTAGCAGCCCATATATCTACAGCTATCCCTGATAATTTTTTTATTTCTGTTATTAAACTACTCTCTAATGTTTTAAATTGTTTTTTTAATACTTCAGCTTTATCTATATCAACTCTTATTCCAATCTCTCTCATTTTTATTAATATTGGAAGCAACTCCATTTCCATGTTCCATATAGTTTGTAATTGTTCTTTTCTAATAAATGTTTTTAAATGGTTCCAAAGTTTTAATGTAAGTACAGCATCCTGCTCTGCATAAAAACCAACAGCCATTGCAGGCATTTTCCATAACTCAGCTTTAGCATCTAAACCTCTCTGCGCTGCTTCTTCTTTTAACTCTGTTTCAGATTTCATCTCTCCTAACATTTCTATCGACAGATTATTTAAAGAATAACTTCTTCTATTCTCATCAACCAATGCAGCAGTAACCATTGTATCAATGATAGGTCCCTTTACTTCCCAACCCATAGATCTAATCCAACCTAAATCGTATTGAGCGTTATGCATTATTTTAGCAGCCTTTGTTTTTAACACTTCTTGAATCCAATTAAATACTTTTGATCTTGGTAAATTACCTCCACCTTGATGGTTAACTGGGTAATAACCTTTAAAGGATCCTGCAGCTACTGCAATACCAACTATTTCCCCATCTTTTCTAGCCCAACCAGTTCCAAGAGTCTTCATGTTTTCGTCTCTTGTTTCTAAGTCTATCGCTATTTCATCTTCGTGTGAAAGATCCGGAAACTCACTTGGAGTAACCCATTCTGAATTAGGTATTGTCATATTAATTTGATAACTCATCTTTATAATCTCTTTCTAAAATCATTTCTAAATAATGTATTGCTTTCAATATATCTTCTTTTTTTCCTTTTAATTTATGCCTGCATATGTATTTAATTGCGTTACCTTCTGCAAACAGTAAATTATTTTCATTTATAAATACTGAAGGCTGTATCTTCATTGTCTTATAATGTTTACCACCAACTTGTTTAAAGAATGTTTTATTTGTCATATTCCATGTCCATATCCTAATGCAGCTAATGGCATATAATGCCCGTAAGGTTTGCTAAATTTAATAATGTTTAAACCTTTCTTAGCTCTTGTTACTGCCACATACCATACTCTTAACTCTGAGTCTCTATCTTTTTGTGTCTTATCTCTTAAAGTGCATATCTTTGGACAGGCCTCAAAAACAACCACATGATCAGCTTCTCCACCTTTTACTTGATGTATTTTATCTATAATAATCAATGGTTTAGTGGTATAATCAATGCCTTTTTCTATTAATCTTTGAATATAATTTATATCTGTTACTTTAATTTCTAGGGCCGTTGTCCATGGTCCCTTATTCTGTATTAAACCACATCTCTCATTTAACATTTCATAATTAAGGTAATCTTCCTTAATAGCTTTCCATTTTTTTGATGTCATTGTTCTCCAACCGTGTTCAATGTTATTTATATACTTATATAAAAAAGTAATTTCTTCTCTATTAAGATAACCGTTTTCCATTAATTTATTCCATAGAGCAATAGATTTCCAATCAGCTGGATTTACTGAACCTAACCCCTTTGCGTTTTTAAAATGTAATCCCATATCTCTAGCAGTATTTCTCACCTCAACCAATTCATTTTTAGTTCTTGTTAGTATCATCCAAGTATCTTTAAGATAATCTTCAAATTTAACATGGCTTAATTTAAAATTATCTGTGCTTACATATCCTTTGTGCCCTGCCGGATAATACTGTTTCTTTTTTCTATTAACCACATTCTTAATAATGTTTACTGAAAATCTTAATACCTCTTCTGGTAATCTTCTTGATTGTCTTAAAACAATAGATCTGCCTGGAAACTTTAAAAATTCTTCTACACTAGCTCCATTCCATTCATGAATAGCCTGGTCATCATCCCCTGCTATGTAAACTTTTTTAGCTTTAGCTGCCATTAAATAAACAAAGTCCCATTGTAATGGAGTTAAGTCCTGTGCTTCATCTACAATAAAATAATCTGTTTCAAAAGAATGATCATTAATCAAAAAGTTTTCTACCATGTCAGTAAAGTCCATGAAGAAACCCTCTTTAAACTTGATCCAATTATTAACTATATCTACTAAATTACGCCAATCTTTTGTCTTTCCTTCTGAACTATCACTGTCATAAGCTTCTTTTAAAGTTATCTTACAGTTCCTTGCCTTCTCATATAATTGAATAGGATAATTTTTAATTACTAATTTTCCGTCATCGTCTTTTCCAACTTCTAATTTAATTTTTTCTCCTCGTTCTAAATAACTAAAAGCAGGAATATGTTTTCTTTCATCTATTATTTCTAATGCTGCATCTCTTGTTCTTGATAAACACATTGAATGTATTGTTTTAAATAATGCAAAAGAATCTTCTCTGTATGTACCTTTAAACTTTTTAAGTACTCTTTCCATTCCTTCTCGTGCAGCTTTTACAGTATAAGAACAAAAACCAATGTAATCAGGCACCATATGTTTTCTTGAAATACCCTTCTCAACTATGTCTAATAAACTATGAGTTTTTCCTGTGCCAGGAGGTCCAAATATTTTAATTGTTTTCTTAGCAATAGCTTTAAGTATTTCAGGATTTTCCCTTATACCATCTGCTGCATTTCTAATTTTAGTTTGCGGTAAATTCATTCGATTTCATTTCTTTTTTAAAAGTTTCTATGTTTTCGCTATTATCTCTTGGTACAACTTTAAATGTTTGAAGTGTTGAATAACATCTACCTTTATATTCTTGATATGTTTTATGTAATTGAATAAATCTTTTATAAGCATCTTTTTTATCTGGATACTTATTCTTTTCTTTTTCACATAGTTTAGCTAAAATTTCACCAAGACTTGTTTCATATGCTTTATTGTATTTTTGTTTTGCATAATTTTTAAATGAAGTTACATTCCAAAAGTATCTTCCATTTTCTTTATCGTCTTTCCAAACATAACCCATTTCTATTTGACTTATATCATTACCACCTCTTCTCTCATCAATGAAAGCAGTAAGTATTGCAAAAAACTCTGACATTTTTTCTTCACCTTCATCATAGCTGTCTACTATCTTCATTTGAGTAAACCAGTTATCTTTCATTGTTTGAAACTCTTCTGATGGAAGCATTGTCCATTGTATATTTTCTTCCCAACATCTTTTAGCTATCGTATTTTGAGTCCATAGTTGATCCGTTGTCATTGATACAACAACTTCATCTCCTTGTTCATTAACCATTGTAAGTAAATGCCTTCTAGGCATTGTTTTAAGCATTCTATAATCTGTTACCATTACAATCTTTTCTACTAAACCAAACTTCCTAGTTCTGCAGCCAACACGATCACAATGACCTAACTCATCTATTTGTCTACAATTATTCTTATATAACCAAATATCTTCTTCATCTTTTTGATCTACTACATCTTTCTTTTTCATTACTTGAGATACTTTAGTAGCGAATTCTTTATGATTGAAACCATCTTTAGATTGAAAATGTTTTTCAACAAATTCATGCATTTCGTTTCTTATTTTCTCTTCATCTTCTCCATGAATCTTCCTTGCAACACATCCAAACTGCATTAAAACTTTATCTCGTTCTCCTTCACCTACATTATTCTCAAAGTAATAATCCATGCATGGAGGATAATCAGATGTAAACTTATTTCCTATTTTAAATAATTCTTCAGGAGTTATTTTTTTAATAGGCATTTGTAAAAATTCTTCTAATGTATAAAGATCATTCATGTCATAATCTTTTATTGCCCATCTTCTTTCTGGCCCAGTATCTTTTGCATTAAAGTATGGAACGTTTAACATGTTGCCAGTTCCATCTTCTGATAATCTTGTTTGTACTGGGAAAATATCAATTGTTTTTTTAGGTCTTCCTAATTTTAAAGATAATGTTCTTAATCTTGTTTTTAATTCTTTTGCTGAAACGCTTCCATCTACAAATAAATATGCGTGTATGCCACCAGATTTAGATTTAAATGGTACAAAGGGTAAGTTCCACGATTTAATTTTTGCTAATACTTCGTTAGCTTCTTCAACTGATTTAATTTTGTCTACATCAATACATCCATAACTACATGATCCATCTGGACGTGTTGGTACTATACCAATAGGGGTTTTTCCTTCAATATGATCTGTGAATAATGGAAGTTCGTTTCCATCTACTGGAAATTCTTTCCAATTATATTCTCCTTCAACTTTACCATCCGACCTCTTCAAGCCCGAAGGCTTGAAGATGCCGTACTTTCGTTTGGATCCATCGAAGAGTTCTAGGAACCTGCTGAAATCCATAAATTAAAATGGAGTTTCTTCAGTAGTTGCTTCAACTTCTTCTTCACCATGCTTAACGTTTACTGCTCCTTTTTTACAACTCATGTAAAAATCTTGCGCTGCATTAAGCAATGTATTGTTTGGAATATCTTTATTCCATTCAATCTCCCAACCGTACCATGATCCTAAACTATTTTTTTCTAAAACAGTTTTAAGAACATAGATTTGAGAAAATGCTGGAGGCATAAAAAAGCCTTTTGCACCTTTTCTTCTTTGAGTCATCATCATAGAATTCCATTTTCTGGATTTTTTTCTCTGAGTTGCTTTCATTGTAATTAAAGCTGACTCTTTAGGTTGGTCATTTTCATCAACTAACAAAACATAATGAGAAGCTGTCTCCTCAATATAGTTTCCGTTTTCTAAACGATCCTTTTTATCTGGACCTCTTTTAGTTTTAGTTAATATATCTGATGATGAATCATAGATAGCAACAGGTGCTCCTGCACCTTCCTTGCCTCTATCTCTCCATTCTAGATATTCTAACTTATAAAAACATGGAACAACTCTAATACCTGCAGGTCCATCATATAATTGATCGGACACAGTATTATAAATCATACCAGGTCTTGCGTTAGCTATGTATTTAGAATCACCAGCAGTTACCTGTGGGGAAAGTTGGCTCAAGATTTTTAAAAACGGTAGAGCCACATCTTGTGAACCTATGTTTTCTAATCCTGCTCCGGACATCTTTTCCAGTGACGCAATGTCAACTGAAGGTAGCGGTGCTTCGTTTTTCTTTACTACTGCTTTTACTTGTGCTTGTGCAACCATTATTTACTCCTTGTTTGTTATTTTTGTTTTGTTTGCAACGTATATACCGAATATATCGGAAGGAACCATACGACCATTTTGAATTTGTTCTCTTACGAACGCTTTCAAAGTCATCGGTTCAACCTTTTCGGCTTGCTTATAACTATGACCTTTTTGTTGAACTAAGTCAATAAGTTCTTTAGCCCTATCATCCTCAGATCTACCAAAAGTTACAGTTATATTGTTTTTGATTAAATCACCATGTCCGTTGTCCCTGAGCCATTGAAATGCCTCATTGGTTTTATCGGTAGGGATCTTAGCAGCATAGTAGGGTTTTACTTCTACTGATGAACCATCTGCTAATTTTAATAAAGAGATACCCATCTCTTGCATTAAATTAGGTATTATCTGCTCAGATAACTTAAGCTCTTGTTCTTGAATCGTCTTTAATTGATTCTCAATATCTGCTATTTGTTTCTGAACGTCTAATAACCTTGTGCAAGCTACGGATATATCCTTAACTTTACTACTATCTACATCTATCGAAGTAGATAATGTTTCAAGATCCATAAAGACCTCCTTTTTTTGTTTGTAATGTTGTTTAAATTATCTTATAAAAGATGTCAAATAAAAAATTAATAATTAACAATGATCAAATACAAGTTTAAGACGAAACCTTACGACCACCAAATTAAAGCCTTGCAACAGTCTTGGAATAAAAAAGAATACGCTTGGTTTATGGAAATGGGTACCGGCAAGACTAAAGTTGCTATAGATAATATTGGTATTTTAAATCAACAAAATTTAATAGACACAGCCATAATCGTAGCTCCTAAATCAGTTTATTTAAACTGGGAAGATGAGATTGCGAATCACTTATCTAGTGAGATACCTTATTCTATTTACTCCTGGAACAAGTCTAAAAAAGACATTGATACTAAAAATTTAAAAGTTTATTTAATTAATACAGAAGCTTTATCACATAAAAGTGGTGTTCTTTTTTTAAAAGAAATATTATCAAAATATCCTAAAAATATTTTTGTTATAGATGAAAGTACATCAATAAAAAACCAAGGAGCATCAAGAACCAAAAACATTTTAAAATTATCGCAATCAGCCCTGTACAAGCGGATATTAACAGGATCACCAGTAACAAAATCTCCATTAGATTTATATACTCAATGTGCTTTCTTAAGTCCAGAGTTATTAGGATTTTCTAGCTTTTATAGTTTTAGAGCTAGGTATGCTGTTATGGATGCTGTTCATGTAGGTAACCAAAGATATATTCATATTCCTAAGTATTATGTAAATCTAGATGAATTAAATTCTAAATTAAAAACATTCTCTTATAGAGTAAGAAAAGATGAGTGTTTAGATCTTCCTGAAAAAATTAAACAGTTAAGAACAATTCAATTAACCACAGAACAAAGAAGTGTTTATAATAACTTAAAAGAAAAAGCCATTGCCATTATGCAAGATGAATCAGTTAGCTTTACAGTTAAGCTTGTAGAACTATTAAGACTTCATCAGATCACAAATGGTTTTTTAAAAACTGATGAAGGTAACATAAAAGAATTTGAAGAGAATCCTAAGATGGATGAGTTATTAAATATCTTAGAACAAATAGAAGGAAAAGCTATTATCTGGGCTAACTATGTTCATAACATAGAATCTATTACTTCTAAATTAATAGAGTTATATGGCAAAAACTCTGTTGTTAATATTTATGGAGATGTAGATGCTGTTAAAAGAAAAGAAGCAGTGCATAAATTTCAAAACGATTCTGAATGTAAGTTCTTTGTAGGTAATCCAAGTACAGGTGGTTTTGGATTAACTCTAACTGCAGCAAGTTATGTAATATATTTTTCTAATAATTATAACTATGAAATTAGAATACAGTCAGAAGATAGAGCTCATCGTATAGGTCAAAACAAAAATGTGACCTATATTGATATTGTTGCTAAAGATAGTGTGGACTTTCATATTATGAAAGCACTTCAAAACAAATTACAGATATCTAATAAAACTTTAGGAGAAAACGTTAAGAATTGGATTTAAAGTATTGATCTACTTTTTTTAACCATTTATCTTTATATTCATCTAACATTGATTTATCCATATCAAACTGTTGATAATATAAATCTTTAGTACACATACAAATAATTCCTTTGTTAATTGGTCCAAAGTTATCTTCATGCGCTAATGCATAAGCAGCTATTTGATAAAAATAATCTTCTATCCATTCTGCTCTTTTAGGTTTATTTGCTTGTTTAAAATCTATTATTGTGGGCTCACCAGCATGCTCTCCAACTAAATCAGTTGCTCCAGCATATAAATCTTTATAAGCTAGGGAAACCTCGTTACCATATATAACTTTTAATGGTTCTAAGTTTTTTATTATTACATGCGCCATTCTTCTTGATAAATCGCCTTGAGGAGTTAAATTTAAATAACCAACACCATTCATGTATTGTTCAATAACATAATGCATTTCAGTTCCCCTTAATGCAGCAGCTTGCGTTATCTTCTTTGCTTCTTCAGCACCAACTCTATCTCTCCATTTTTGTAAAGAATCTTGAGCTTCTTTTGGTTTAGTAGCTGATAATATAGTTGTTACACTAGGAATCTTTTTGCCTTCAACATCGTAGGTCCGTTGTCCGTTGTCCGTTGTTGCTCGTTCGTATTTCTTGTATGGGTATTTTTTATCCCAAGAAAAATCTACAAGGATTGATTTATTATTATCTTCAATAAACTTCATTATTAGTTTTTATAGGAGGTACCGCAGGTCGTCAAGGATTGATTTCGTGCGTATACGTGCGTTTATGAAAGGAAATGTTTAACGATTGCTCCAATAAGTAACAGAATTACAGCAACTAAAAAACCAATAAAAGCATTTACAAACTTATCTAATTTTTGATGAATACTCATTACATCCTCATGTAAATGTTTTAAATGATTATTTTTAATAACATCTATATCTTTCTTAACACCTGTAATGTGTCCTTGAATACTGATTATATTTTCTCTAACTGTTTTAGGAGTCATCGTCTTCATCTATTGGTGTAAAGTCTTTGCATTCATTGCATCGACAATTCTTACATACTTCTACTTTAACATCATCAATATCTTCTATTAATCTTTCTCCACAATGATTACCGTGTCCACAATTTTTACAATACATATTATCCTTGTTTGTTAGCTATTCCTTGACCAAGTACGTCAAATGGAAATAGTCCTGCATATTTTTCACCTGTTACTGGTTGAGCAGGTGCTGTTAAAGGTTGTATTTTAGGTGGTTGCAATGCATTAGCAACATTCTGACCTGCTTGTGTTTCTTCAGCTACTGCTGTTGCAGCAGGAGCACCTATTCCATAATCCTGATTTAAAGCTGTTAATGCTCTTGTATTACCTTGTACATATGCATTTCTAAATGCATCTGCTTCTAAGTTATATGCCGGTGGAGCATATTCTTTTGCTGTTATTTCAGGAAACATTCTTTCTCTTTCTTGTTTAGGAAATTCAGAAAGTTTAAACCCTTGTTTAGGAACTCTTGTAGGAGTGTTTTGTAATCTTTGAATAATCTCTTCCGGCTTAATATTTTTAGGATCTACTTTTGGAAGATCTTGTTCTTCATCAGCTAAATAATTTGCAAATCTAGCAAAAGCTCTTGCTCTTGTTTCTCCTGTTGTTACAGGAACACCTAAAACTTTTTTAGTTCCAACTTCCCCTGCAGCTTTTGCAACTCTTTCTTCAGGAGATAATACATCCATCATATATCTTAAAGACGTAGGATCAGATAATATTTTACCAGCTCTTGTTGATAAATATAAGAATACTAATGGTGCAAATACGTTACCAGTGGCAAGACCACCTCCTCCTAATACAAAGCCTCCTAATATTGCTGAACTTCCTCCAAGTGTTAATCTTCTTTGTAAGAAAGAAGAAGTCTCGGATATAGGAACATCTTCTAATGCTTTTGTATATCTAATAAATCTTTCCAGATTATTTAAAGCTTCTGCTCCTTGTTTTCCTCCACCATATGCAGTAGCTAACATTCTTCTAGATTCTTGAACTGTTTTAGGATTACCGAATTGACCAAGATTTTGAATAAATTTAGTTGAGCTGAATTCTGCAAAGTCATCTACACCAAATTTAATATCAATTACTTCATTACCTTTTCCATCCAACGCATCTTTAACTGTAAATCCCCTAGCCGCAGCGAAATCTTCTTGCCCCAATTTTCTAATCACATCTGTTGCAACTGTTGATTTAGGAGCTTTAGTCATTGCATTTTCTACAAATTCAAAAACACTTCCAGGAGTAAATGATTTAGCTCCAAAAGAAGATATGAAAGAATTATACATATATCTGTTAAATGCTCTGTTAAACATTTCTTTACCTTCTTTACTTGTGTTATATCCATATAATACTTTTAGTTGTTCAACAGCGTCAGCATCTCCTGACTTAAATACATTCTTTTCAATAACATCAAATAATCTAGTAGGACTTATTGCTTCTATTCCTGTAATTCCATTTAATTGTTTATTAGTAAATAAAGTTTTATCAAACCCTTGAGCTAAAGATCTTGCTACGCTTTTATCATAAAAAGCTAAAGTTTTACTAAATATTGTATTTGCTTCTTTTAAACCAGCGTTTAACGATTGAGCATCTGCTAATACTTTATCTAAGTAGGCATCTGCTGCTTGTTGACCATTTGTTTTTAATGTAGCTTCATAACTTGTTTTTACTGAAGCATCATCTAGTAAAGATGTTTTATTTAATTTTCCAAAAGATTCTGTTAAATCATTTTCTAAAGCTTCTCGTAATGAAAATAAACTTTTTCTAACATCAAAGTATTTTGTTTGTTGTACTGCTTTTGTTAATAATCTTTGAAGACCAGCGTATTCTTTAAATGTAAAAGGTTTTACAGAAGTTCCTTGAATAGCGTCTATTAATTGATACAACGGATCAACTTGATCTGATAATTCATATACACCTTTTCTTACTGGTGCATAATTTCCACCCAAACCATCTATAGGAG